GGTTAGCTTCAATACGCGCTTTAGCTTCTGCCGCTGTTTCGCTATCCACCTTTAAGCTGTCATATATCCAACCAAGAACATTAGCTTTGGTTAACGATGCATAAGCAATAAATCCTGCCGCTGAAGCATCATAAGTACAGATTAGCTTGCCGCCCTCTACCGCTGAATAAACAGGTGTGGTGTCAGACGTTGCTACACAAGACCAATATGCCTTGATTACGCCACCATCTGCGTCAACGTGTGTCATGTCGGTCACTGACCAAGTGTTTGTAATTGCCATGTTTCTATTCCTCTAGTGCCGCTACGCGAGCTGTTAGTGTTTCAATTAAGGTTTGTTGTTCTTGCATTGCTTTTATAATGAAAGGTGTGAGCCTTCCGTAATCTACTGACCAAGGGTGTTGAGTTGGGTCTTCAAGACCAACCGTTACCGCTTCAGGGATATGTTCGTGCAATTCTTGAGCAATAAAACCTGTAGAGTGAAAGCCGTTCTTTTTCCAATCATACTCACGGACTTTAACGGCTAGGAGCGTATCAAGCTGTGACCCTGCATCTACGATGTTTTCTTTCAATCTCTCATCAGAAGAGGTGTTGTATGCAACATTGGAAGAAGTAGCGGCGGTGGATATGCTACCAAGCACCGTATCTTGGTCGGCAAAGCTAACCATCTTATAGCCATCTTGGATTACCGCGTCATTAGGTGTTTGAAGATATATAATAGGTGGCGTGGAGTTTAAAACAGTAGAAAGCGTGTTAGTAAAGTAGCACGCTATTTCACTGGCAGATTGACTAACCGTGAATTTTGAGTTTCCTCCATAAGCACTTCCTACGTTTACTGTTCCTGTCCCACCATTTACAAATAAAGCGTGAGTGTCTGCGTCAGACAGAACGCGGAAGTCAGAATCTACGCCATTTTCGTTTATTACGAAATGATTTCCAGCAGGAGGGTTTGTTGAAATGTTACCGCTGTTGCTAATAATAAGCCTAGTCGCGTTGTTAGTAATAAGTCTAAGACTATGATTAGTTGAGTTACCAAAATACGGCCCTGCGCCATCTCTGTTGATAACTACAGTTTCTCCGCTAGAGGGTGTAAATGTTGCAGAGGTTGCCGCTATTGTAGAACTAAACGTAGCCGCACCTGAAGATACCGCAAGTTTTAGCGCATTGACATTATTAGTGCCATCTCTAATACAAAAATCAGTATTGTTTACTCCTGTAACTCCGGGAGTAATGAACCACGAAGTATCTGATCCCGCGCTATTAAACAGATTAAGTCCACTTGTCTCACCATTACCTATGTCCGCAGTAAATGCCTTCACCAGACCATTGGCAGAAGCGCTTCCAGCAGTTGCGCCAGTGGTTGCAGTTATACCTCCACCAAACGTAGCACCTGCATTAAACGTAGCCGCACCTGCCGCTGACGCATCAAGGGCGAGGGCTGTTACTTCACTACCACCATCGTTTACTGCAAACAGCATGTCTGCGTCTGAAATTATAGATTGAATTTTGAAACGACTACTGTCTATTTTCAAAGCACCGTATTGTGTTCCACCGTCTTTAAGTCTTATTTCACCATTATCATCTGCATCAAGAGTTATATTTCCTGCTACATCAACAAGCATATCACCAGAACTTAAAGCCAGAGTAGTTCCATCAAGCGTAAAGTTATCTACTACTACACCTGCGTTGGCTGTTACAACACCTGCAACCGCTAGAGTACTAGCCATATCCACAGCACCATCAATGTCCACGACATCTAGGTTAGTAGTGCCGTCAACGTCTATGTTGCCGCTAATGTCTAGTGATGCGGCCACTACATCAGTAAAAGTCCCTGCCGCAGCAGTAGCCCCACCGATAACTGCGCCATCAATAGTACCGCCATCAATATCAGGGGTGTTCAGGTCCATGTTAGCAACAGCCGTGGTCCCGTCCAACAGGTTGTCAATGTTGTCCAGGTTAGTGTTGATCTTGGTGCCCCAAGTGTCCTCGGACGCGCCAACTTCAGGCTTTACCAGTGAATATGTAGTCGTCGTTGTATCAGCCATTTAAGCGGCCTCCCATAAATTATCGTTGTCGGACGTATTAGCCCAGGTGTTTGTTGTGGGGCTAGTGTCTGCCCAGGTGTTGTCATCTGCTGCGTTATCGATCCAGAGGATCACGCCGCTCGCGCTTGTTGTTGATAGGGCGCTAATCGAGGTTAAACCAGACGCTGTTATGAAGCCGTTAGGCGTGACCTGACTTTCAGCGAATATAGCGGCCTGACCACTAACCACCATAACGCTGCTTGCCGTTGTCGATGACACAGCAGCTATCGCTGTGCTGCCATCTTTAACCCGTAACCCGGTAACAGACATGCCTGACTCTGACGCAATGGCAGAGGCTCCAGTTAAGACTGAAAGACCAGATACTGAGACGCTTGATGCGCCTGCAATTGTTGAAGCCCCTAACCGAATTAAGGTGCCAGATGAACTGACTGTTGAGGCCGATGCAATGGCACTGACACCCTCTTTAATGACTAGACCACTGGCCGTCACCGCCGAGGCTGATGCTATTGTAGAGGCGCCCTCTTCCAGATCAGCCGTCGAATACGCAGCCTGACCATATTTAAACCGACCGTATAACATTCTATGTCAGCGTAATATCAAGATCGCCTGCGGGAATTCTAAACACATCGCCAGTTGCCACAGCCTTGCTTGCAGACAACGTGCCATACGCCATTAGGTTGCCGCTAGTCGCCGCATCAAATACGCCAACGTGACTCACTGTTCCCCAGCTACCAGTAGCCGTTGCAAACTCTTCAGCCGCGCTGTTAGTCGCTAAGTTGCCTGACACACTCATTGCCATTGCCAAACGCGCATAACCGCTACCTGATAGCTCAGTACCACCGCCGGTATCACTAGGCGCTCCAGTGTACAGTCCAAGGTATAAGTTACTTGGCGCTGTATAAGCATTGCCGCCAAATACATGATCTAAAATCTCTGTCTCTAAAAAGTTTGTAAAGCTCATCCTAGTCCTCTTACCTTTAATTTAAGTCCAGCCCCAGAGGTCTTTGATGCCTCGGACTGAAGGTTTAGTTGATTAACCGCTGCACCATACATCTGTGCGAATACCGCTGCCCTTCCGTCTTCCACAAGATAAGGCGCAGAGTGTATAAGCGCCCCGTAAAGATAAAGATCAGGTGCAGACCTTAACAGCCAGTTATATGTTGCGCTGTCACTTAAAGCCGGAACCTGCTGGTAATACAATACCTCGGCGGCATAAGCACCATCCGGGGTCGGGTATAACTCAAACTGCGACTCTGAATGCGTGTAAAACAAGGGCCTTCCAGCAACATTGTCAGCACTCATGCGCTTATCGGCCATCGCCTGTTGGCTGATTAATGACATCGAGGTCGTACCAGTGCCAGTTAGTTGCAGCCTAATGGTCTCTATCCAATCAGAGGGTCGAGTACCGTATTGACCATCAAAGCTAGTTGTAGCCCTGTTCTCCATCTGCCAGTGCCTGACATCACGATTGATCTGAGCCTCTGCCAACGCAATAAACGTCGGAATGATCGCCGTTAAATCCGAGCGATTGAGGTAGTCAGCAATGCTTGTTTTAAGCTCGCTGTAAGTCGTTATAGCCATGTGTTTACCTTAGATTGGGCTTAGAAATTCACTGCCCTGTCGGACAATTTGACGGAGTAGACCTGGTTCCATGTAGTTACCCTGTGTACCGCCCTCAATACCTGGTATATCGTAAAGATCAGGGATGCGCTTATCGCTCCCCGATAGGTTTAATATTGCGTTGATTTGATCGGAGGTTAAGAAGTTCACCCCATCAGCGACTGCCCGGTTAACGCCTGACATAGACTCTAGTGCTGTATCACCCATTGAATCGAATAAGCCTTTACTGGGTGAGGCATCAGCATCCTCTGAACCCAAGGCACCCAATAGACCAACACCAGCAGCACTGGCTAATAGATTAGATGAGCCTTTCTTTGCGGGGTCAAATGCTGCGTCAACCGATCTAACTCTAGTCGGGTCTAGCATGATCAAGTTTTCGTTATAGCCTTCTTTACCTGACCAATCCGTCCAATCCGGTGGCATATCCTTTCGTACCCTGACCGAGTCATAGGGGTTTCCATCCCTCTTGGCATCAACCAGTTGCCTAACAATATCGCCTCTATCGAGGTCAGCTTTCATAGATGCCGACACAAAATGTCCACCCCTGGGTATATCTATTTCCAGCGTATTCTGTGGGGCCGCATAAAGCTCCTGCACTGATCCAGAGGTCGGCGGCTTATAATGCGTGGCCTCATTCCTTGTATTCGCCATGTGTACGCCAAAAGACTTGGGAAACCTTCTTTGCTCTGGCGAGATATCAAAGGCCTCTATATCTTCAGCCGGTGTCCCATGATAATAAGGCGTATCAGTATCAAAACCTTGCTCTTTAGCCCTAGCCATCCGAGAAGAGTAATCCATAGCAAGATCAGACACAGCATCAATAATCCCTTTAATTCTGCTCATACAATACCCTTTAAATTAACTCTCAGCGGCTTACCCCAGGATGAATTAGGCGGCTCATAGACCACCGCCATCATGCCAAAGGCGTCCGCTGCGT